AGATACGAGGAACTATAAATGAATAAAATGTTTATTGCTTTTGTATTTACAGTAGCTTCAGTTACAGCCTATGCTGCCTGTACTACTTCATCAACAACATTTCAAGGTACAACAATAGTATGTACCACATGTTGCAATAATAATGTGTGCAATACAACTTGTTATTAAAGGAGAATTAAATGGATGACGCATTAGAAATCTTAGACGAACTTGAATCAATTTTTTCAAGATGGAATACTGACAAAGAAATCTTAGAAGATATTAAATTATATATAGAACAAAAACGTACAGAGTTTGAACCTTCTTATGGAGATTGCTGTGGCTAATGAGTTAGTCTTAGATGTAGAAACAACTATTTCAAATAAAGGAAACCCATTCGATGAAACAAATAAACTCTGCTATGTCGGCTTGGATAGATCTTGCTTTTCAATTGAGTATGATAGCAGTCCTTACGTCCATCACTTACGTACTATACAATCTACCATTGATAGTGCAGAAGTGCTCATAGGATTTAACATTAAGTTTGACTTACATTGGTTAGCACGATATGGTATTACATTCTCAGACAAACGTATTTGGGATTGTCAAGTAGTACATTTTATTTTAACAGGGCAGAAAGATACTTACCCTAGTCTTAATGGTGTATGTGAATACTATGGATTAGAATCAAAGTTAGATGTAGTATCAGAGCAGTACTGGAAGAATGGTATTGATACACCAGATATTCCAAGAGATCTTCTTGAAGAGTACTTACTAAAAGATCTAGACTTAACTAGACAAGTGTACTTAAAACAATTAGAAGAACTTAAAGACAAACCATTACTACGGAGGGTAGTTAGTCTTCACCATCAAGACTTACTTGTACTACAAGAAATGGAATTTAATGGATTGTTATATCATGAGGAGAAGAGTAATGAACTTGCTAAACAACTTGACGAAGACATTGAAAGACTTGATCGGTTACTTTACAACGAGCATAATTGTGATAGTCTTAACCTTAATAGCGTCGATCATCTTAGCGCTTTCCTATATGGTGGTAGCATTAGGCTCCGTCGTAGAGTTCCTTGCGGGTTCTTTAAAACTGGTGCTAGAGCTGGTGAACCAAAAGAAAAGTGGGAAGACTACGAAGTAGAATTTCCTAGACTAATTAAACCTTTAAAAGGTTCTGAGTTAGCTAAAGAAGGTTTATATTCTACAGATGAATCAACGTTACGATCACTACGTGGATCTAAGAAAGCCCTTGAAGTCATTGAGTTGCTACTCAAGCGAGCTGAGCTAGAGAAGCGTGTGTCTACATACTACAGAGGACTCATTAAGTTACGAGAGGAATCTAAGTGGAAGGAAGGAAAGATTCATGGACAACTTAACCAATGTGTTGCAAGAACAGGACGACTCTCAAGTAGTAGACCAAACCTGCAAAACTTTGATGGAGAAATCAAACAGTTATTCTACACAAGATTTGCTTGACGTATACGAAAGAATAGATAGGGATTATAATGTTATTACAAGCTGATGCTAAACAATTAGAGTGGGTTGGTGCTACCTATCTTAGCCAAGATCCAGTCGCACTAAAGGAGATATGGAATGAAGTTGATCAACATGCAGATAACCAACAACGATTCGGATTACCAAGTAGGCTTATCGCTAAAACATTCGTCTTCCGACTCATATATGGCGGATCGGCCTACAGTTACGCAAACGATCCTAACTTTAAAGACATTGGCGGAGAAGATTTCTGGCAAGGAGTTATCGATCAGTTCTATGGAAAATATGTGGGACTCAGGGACTGGCATACAAGAATCCTCGATCAAGCTAAAAGAGACAGGAAACTCGTTATGCCAACAGGCAGAGTCTACAACTACGAACCTGAAATCAAGTATGGAAAAGCCGTATGGCCTAGAACTAGAATCCTTAATTACCCAGTCCAGGGGCTCGGGGCGGACCTCATGTCCATCGCAAGAGTGTCGTTGCGTAACAGGCTAAAAGAAAAGAAAGGAGTACTACTTGTTAATACAGTACATGATTCAATAATACTTGACTTCGATCCTAAAATATGGGATAATAATAGTATAGTAAGTTTAGTTGATAAGTGTTTCAACGACGTACCAGCTAACTTTAAGAAAATGTTCGGACAAGATTTTAACTTACCTATGAGGGTCGAATGTGAAGTTGGACCTGACTGGGGCAATATGGAGAAGATCATATGCAAATCACAGTAATCGATGTAGGTACACCTAACACCCACGCTGCTAAGAATGGTCGTAGTTACCAATCATTAGAAGTAACTTACAAGGGTGCAGATGGTAAGGTTGGTAACAAGAAGTTAATGTCATTCAGTAATCCTTCTGTATTCAAAGCAGCTGGTAGCTGGAGTAAAGGTGATGTAGTAGAAGTAGTATCACAAAAAGATGATCAAGGTTACTGGCAATGGACAGGTATCGGTACAGAAGGAGGAGCACCAGTGGCACAACAATCAGCAGCAGCAACATCAACAGGCGGTGCACGAGTAACAGGTAGTAACTATGAAACTAAAGAAGAACGTGCAGCTCGACAAGAGTTAATTGTTCGTCAATCTTCTTTGTCTAATGCTATTTCTATCTTAACAGTAGGTGCTAAGACAGTAAGCAAAGCAGAAGTATTATCACTAGCTACTGAACTTAGTGATTGGGTATTTGGTAAAGATGCTAAAGCAACAGTATCATATGATCCAAGTAATCCTGCTGACTTTGAAGATGACATTCCTCTATAAGTTATCTTTAATCAGGTGGTTAGAAATAATCACCTGCTTCCACATAATAGCTAACGTATGGAGACACTGGTGATTGATTACATTCTATGCTACGGGCCCTCCGTTTGTCAAGGGATATTAGTAGGTTTTGTTATGTGTTTCTTTTTATTAAGGTATCTAGATGCAAGCATTGATTGACATGGATTTAGTAGTGTATCGTTGTGCAGCGTCAGCTGAGAACGATGACTTAGGTATAGCAATCTATAGGGTTAATGAACTTCTAGATACTTTATTAGAAAAGACTCAAGCTACTTCGTATAGAGCATTCTTATCAGGCGGAGATAACTTCCGTAAGAAGATCTATCCAGAGTACAAAGCTAACAGAACCGCTGAAAAACCTAAACACTTAGAAGCTTTAAGAGAATACTCTTTAAAAGAACTCAGTGCAGAACTGGCTCCTCCTACACTGGAGGCAGATGATGCAATGGGTATCTTTCAAGATAAAATTAATGGTCAAACAACTATCTGTTCTCTTGATAAAGATATGTTGCAAGTACCAGGCAATCATTATCAATGGGCATTTGGTACTTCTAAGTGGCAGAAGGATGAGAAGTTTATTACTCAAACAGATCTAGATGGGTTACGATTGTTCTACGAGCAGTGCTTAAAAGGAGACAAAGCAGATAACGTAAAAGGTATTGCTGGTCTTGGTGAAGTTAAAGCTCGTAAGTTATTAGCACATTGTATTTCTGAACAAGAGATGTTTGATATTGTAAGACAAGCATACAGCAATGATGACGAATTTAAAATGAACGCACAATGCTTATGGATCTTACGAGATACTGATGACTCTTTCCTTAATAGATACAAGGAGTTAGACAAAACAAACGATGCCAGTATTCAAGAGTAAGTTAGAAGAAAAAGTCTGGGCTAGATTAAAGACTACATATCCTAGTGTCAAGTATGAACCAGATAAGATTGCTTTCATACAACCTGCTAAAGAAAGAAATTATATTCCTGATTTTAAAATAGGGAATGTTTATATCGAAGCTAAAGGTAAGTTGGATCTTGCAACTAGACAAAAGATGTTGTGGTTTAGAGATTGTAATCCAGATGTTAGAGTCATTATCCTCTTTCAGAATCCTGATAATAAGATTCGTAAAACGAGCAAAACAACCTATGCAATGTGGGCTGATGATAATGGATTTGAATGGTTAGACTTTAGAAAGGATTGGTTACGTGATTATACAAAACTGTGTACGGAATGAAGATGGTTCTTTAGACTTTGAGTTCCATGTAGACATTGAAGAAGCAGCTTTCTTAATGGATCATGCAGTAAAGAATCTTATTCATCATGGTGTTATTAAGGTTCAGGAACAAGAGGCAGAGCAGCAGTATGCTCTATTCAAAGATGAAGGTGGAAAGCCTAGCTAATGAACCAAGACCTAAAG